TGGGCGCAGCCCTCGCAGTGATAGTTGGCGCGCCGCAGGACGCGGTCACGCTTGTCCGCCCACTGCTGGCTCTTGAGATAGTCGGCATAGAGTTCCGGCCAGTTCTGCGCGCCCATCACAGCAGCTCCGGATTGTCGGCGATCGTGTAGCGGGTCGTGTCCTGGTTCCAGATGCCGTAGATCGCGCCCGGCCTCCCGATCTCGTTGTGGTAGCGGGACTTGACCACCGTGATTGAGGCCTCGGGCTTGTCGTAGCTCTCGCGGTGGATGACGATTCCGACGTCGGGCTTGTTGTTCCAGTGTGCGCTGTCGGAGATGTCGTAGAGGCTCGGCTTCGGGATCTTCCCGGTCTGCCGGTCACGCTGCATCTTCGCCGGATGCGCCAGCACCATGAGGTGGATTCGGTACTTCTTCGCGAACTTCTTCAGCTCCTTGATGGCGAATCCGGTGTACTCGGTGAGGTTCATGTCCGGCGGGCGGATGTGATCCATCTCGTTCCATGGATCGATGACGCCGATCTTGGCGTCGTTGCGGATCACAGCTGCGGCCAGGTGCTGCAGCACCCATTCGAGGGTCACGTCCTCGTCCTCGTCGGGCACGATGAAGCTGAAATGCCGGTCGATCCAAGCATCGGCCTGGGTGAGCTCGGCGTCCGACATTTCGGCCTCGCGCTTGGAGGCATAGAACGATCGCAGGGCCCGCCGATGGTCGGTCTGAGGCGCCTGCTCGAAGCTGGCGAATGCCGTCGACCAGCCGTGGCGCTGGGCCATCCTGCAGCAGACCTCGTTGACGAAGCTGGACTTACCGTGACCGGGAATGCCGGTCACCACGGCAAAGTCGCCAAGCCTGATCCGGTAGTGCGCCTCGAGGCCCACGATGCCGATGTCGTGCGGTGGTGGTGGTGTCAGCGGCGGCAGGTCCGACATCCGGTAGAGCCCGCCGACCTTGCACCATTGCGCCCGCTGGATGGTCTGCTGGACGCCGCGCTCGCCGTACATCCGGAGCGCATCGTTGAGGTCCTTGCAGCCCTTCGGGTAGGTCAGCCACTTGCAGCGGGCCTTGTTNAGCCGGACCGCGAGGTCGTGCAGCAGGTTGGCGCCCTTGGCGTCNCCNTCGACCGCCAGGATGATCTCGCGGCAGTCGGCGAGGTANGCCTTGGCCTCCTCCAGGAATGCGTACTTCTTGCCGCCGTCACCGTCCTTGATCGACTCCGAGGGTGCGCCGCCGGGGACCGAAACCGTGCGCGGAAATCCGGCCTGCAGCGCGGCGAAGGCATCGAGTTCGCCCTTCGGTGATGATCACCGGATAGCTGGCCAGGCTGGCGTCGCGGAGGCAGTTGAGGTTCCACAGGATCTGTCGACCGCCGGCATCCTGGGTGAACCGCTTCTCGCCGGTCAGCGTCCGGTATTTCGTCGCGACGCGGGCGTCACCATCGAAGTACGGGATGCCGATGCAGTCACCACGAAGCCTGTCGGACGCGCCGACGCCAAGCGTCGCCAGCAGCTCGGGATCGAGCCCGCGCATCTCGATGGCCTTGACGTGGCGCTCCGTCAGTGGCCGCAGCTCGGATGCCGCCTGCGTATTCGCAGTGGTGGCATTTCCAGACGGCTCCTCCGTCTCGAAATGTGACGGATAGGCATCGGTCTCGCTTGTGGTGTCGTCGTTCATGGCTGCACCTCGGGCAGGTCGTGCGTTGGGTCCCGGTCGTCCGGGCGACTTGAATTCCGTGCTGGGCGAGCGCGTCGCGCATCAGTTGAAATCGGCGGCGTGCTGGCGCCGGGGCGGGCCCTTGCGCGCCTTGATGGCGGCCTCGACCCAGGGGACGGGGTCTTCGATGTGGCCTTGGTCTTGGGCGTTCTTCAGCAACTCGACGAGATCGCCATCGGGTAGCGACTGGCGCCACTTGCCGAGGAGCTTTCGACAGGCCGGATCGCTCTTCCCGGTGACCTGTTGCAGCCAGGCTCGACATGCCCCGAAGAGCACCGCCGTGAAGTCGACGGCGCGGCCAGCGCCTGAAGAAGCGTTAGCTTCTTCAGAATCCTTCCTCTTATCTCCTACCTCCTCCCTCTGCGGGCCGATTTCCCCTTTTTGGGGAAATGCATCGAGTTGAACTGGCTCGACTTCTTCCTTTCGGGGAATTTGAGCCGGCTGATCGCCGTGGCCTTCGTCAATCTTCCCGGCTGATCCGACGTAGTTCCGGAAATGAACAGGGATAGGATGGGTCGATTTCGGAGATTTGGGCCGCTGCCACTGGGTGAATTTCCGAATTGCGCCGTACTGACGCCCCTCGATTTCGTAACTCCGCACCTTGTTGGCCGCCTCGAGTTCGGAAAGCAGCACCTCTGTGCCGCCATCCTTTCCGGGGCGGAGGCGAATGCGCAGCTTCGCCGGGTTCCACTCGAACACGCCGCCGTCATCCGCCTCGGTGAGCAGGCCGAGATAGAAGATCTGGGCGGCATCGCTGAGGGTGGCGAACTCGGGATCCGTGAAGAGTCCGGGGTGGATCGATCGAATGCGGGCCATTACAGGTCCTTGAGGTTGAAGCGAGCGATGAGGCGGCGGGCGGTGGCGCCCGAAATCGCACCAGCCAGGGCGGCGCTGACGATGCTCTTCTTGAGCGATCGCCACGCCTTCTTGGGAAGGCGTTTCCACTGATCAGCCGGCACCGGCGGCGGTGGCAGTTGATCGGCCATTAGGCTGCCCGCTCGTCGAAAAGGGTGGCAGCCGATGCCTCTACATCGTCGAGATTGCGGCAAGCCTGGCGGAAGTATNCCGGCTTCAGCTCGATTCCGACGAACCGGCGCTTGAATCGCAGGACGCCGTCGCCCTCACTGCCGATGCCCATGAACGGGGCTCAGCACGATATCGGCGCGATTGCTCCACATCGTGACGGCGCGCTCGATGACGTCGAGTTGCAGCGGGCAAAGATGGCGCTCGTCGTTGGCGCTGCGAGCAACGGCGACATTGAGAACGCGGGTCTGATTGACGCTCATCCATATCGGCGACGCCCATTCCTGCCACTGCTCAACCGGGAAGTCGGCGGCGTCATGGGTGATCGGTTCGGTATTCTCGCCGGGCTTGATGAACGTCAGCAGATAGTCCGGCATGCCGCCGCGGCTCTTGCTGCTGTCCTTCCTCAGCTGCTTGTAAAGCAGGCCAACGTGCTTGGTGCGGGTCATCTCGACGACCGGGCATTTCCAGATCGTCCGGCGTGAGTGAAGGATCCAGCCGGCTTCCTCATGCAGCCTTATGATGTCGCCGCTGAAATCCTTGATGCCGACGGCGCCGTCCTTCCACTTCGTCATGGGTAGGTCGGAGCAATGCACCGCGGTTAGTCGGCCGGGCTTCGTCACTCGGAGCTTTTCACGGATCATGAAGGCGTAGTGATCCCGGAACTGCTCATCGGTGCTGTTGCCCATGTCGGCGACGCTCTCGGAATAGACGAACAGCGACCCGAACGGCGGCGAGTAGACCGAGAAATCGATGCTGGCATCCGGCATCTGACGCAGGATGTCGACGCAGTCGCCGTTGTAGGCAACGAAGTTGTCGCCGTGGTGTTCGGCTAGGCAGCGGATTGCAGCCATGGAGGCAGTCTCCCTTCGTGCTGGGGGTCGTAGTCGACGAGTCGACGGGTGGCGCTGGTTGTGGCGCGTCGCATGGCGGCGGCCATGGCGCGCTTCATTCCAGCATGTTCGTCGGCCTTGCGGTCGATGACCCGGCCGATCTGATCCTCGCCCTCGGCGACGATGATATGGGCCTCGACGGGCCGGGTTTGACCGAACCGCCAGCAGCGCCGGACGGCCTGGTACCAAGCCTCGTAGGAGAACGTGCGGCCGACGAACACCATGCGGGAACAGTGCTGCCAGTTACTGCCGAGGGCGGCGATTGAAGGCTTCGTTATGATGTCGCGGACATGCCCGTCGGCAAAGGCGGCAAGGTTTTCCTCCTTGCGCTCGATCGACATCGATCCTCTGACCTCGACCGCGTCGGGCATCCGCTTTGCCAGGGCATCGGCCTCGGCGTCGGTGTCGCACCAGATCACCCATGGCTGCGGATCGCTGGCGACCAATTCCGCTGCCTTGTCGGCGCGCGCATCGGCCGTCTGCCGCTTGAGGCCGTGCATCGTGGTGGCGCTGACGTCGAGGGCGAATAGCGTGCCCTCCATCGGCTTGACCTCACCAAAGGCGGCGCGATGCCGGATGACGTCGAGTTTCGGCAGGACGTAGCGGGAGCCGTCGAAACCGAGATCCTCGGGCGACTGCGCCATCCGCGACCACGACGCCATCCATTCCCAGAACGAAGTCTCGGCATGCTTCTTCAACCGCCACTGATGCGAGGCCGTCGCGGCATCGTTGATGAAGTACCGCGACAGCATCTCATTCGGCGCCATGACGCCCAGAAAATCGGCTTGCTGCCCGAGCTCCATGTGATCGTTGGGGGCTGGCGTCGCCGTGGCGGCCAGCTTGAAGCGATGATCGCGGAAGGCCTCAACTAGGGCGCGGGTCGTCTTGCCGGTGAAGTTCTTCAAGATACTGGCTTCGTCGAGGCTGACGGCGCCGAACCATGACGGGTCGATCTGGTCGAGGCGGTCATAGTTGACGACATTGATACCAGCGCGCGCCTCCGATTGATCGCGGATGACACGGACATCGTAGCCGCGCTCCCTGCCCTCGCGCTCCATCTGCCGGGCGACGGCAAGTGGCGTCATGATCAGCGCGCGGCCATTGCTGGCGTGCATCGCCTTGTCGGCCCATTCGAGTTGGCAGAACGTCTTGCCAAGGCCGGTGTCGAGATAGAGGCCGGCGCGGCCTTGTCTCAACGTGAAGTCGACGCACGCGGCCTGGAAATCGAACAAACCCGGCGTGTAGTTGCGGCGGCTCGATCCCGACCGGCATGGCGCGCGGCTTCTTCGATGCCAGGAAGGCGCGGTAATCCATGCTCATGCCGCTCTCCCGAACAGGTCCCGCTGGGTGGCTTCGTTCGATCGCCGCCGGGCATTCTTAGCCCACTGCAGCAGAACCGGTGCGAACCAGGTCCCACGGCGGCGGCGGGCCTCAGCGAGATAGACGCGGGCGCAGTGGCGATTGATGTCGCGTTCGGAGGGGAGGCGCCGCTTCATCACGTCCCCACTCCACATCGCCGCCGCAGCACCTTCACCGCCGAGCGCGGCAGCTTGCCGGCGGTCGCAAAGAGATCGCCGGTCACCGGACAGACGGTCTTGTCGGCGCGGTTGGTCCGGTAGATTTCAGCCAGGGTCGGCGGTGGCGCCGTCTCGCGGGCCTTGAACGCGGCAAGCGTCTCGCCACCGAGATCGCGCTGGCGCTGGGCCTCGCGACGGGCGCGGCGGGTGTCGTAGGCGGCG